TTACTTTTTGCCATGGTAAACCGCCTTTCCCTTTTCGTTAAAAACGGAATAGCCGTTTTTATCGGCGCATTTTTTCGCGCTGGCCAAATTCCTGAACGCTCCCTTTTGCGTTCCCGGCTTGTTCCACGCCTTCCGAACTCTGTAGATTTCTGCGCCGGATCCGGCCGGCTTTTTGGTTCCGTCGGAAAACTTGACGCCCATATATTTGCATATTCCTTTGGCGATTGCCTTGCCGTACTTGTCCGGGTGGTCTCTTAGCGTGGCCAGATCAGCCTTGATGCTGCCGGTCTCCAGAATGCACGCCGGCATGTCCGTTCCGTTCAGTTCCCACAGGTTTGTTCTCTTCTGGACCCCTCGTGATTTCATGCCCATATCTTTTTTGATATTAGCTTTCAGGCACTTAGCCAGCTTTTCCCCGCTGCCAGAAACGTAAAGCGGCATGACGCCCTTCGGGGCTCCGGAATAGTCGCAATGGACGGAAACATAGAGGGCGGCGCCCACTCTGTTGGCCCATCGTACGTCCTCGATCATGTTCTTGTTGTTGCCGTGGTCGGAATCTGAAAGTACTGTAACTCCTGATTTGCGTAGATACTTAACGGCCGCTTTTGTGATTTTCAGCATTAACGCCGCCTCGGTGTACTGCTTCCCGCCGGCCCTATAAACGCACCCGGGGTCCCACGATCCGTCCAGGCTCACACCGTGGCCGCACTGTACTGCAATAGTTTTCATTTTTTCGCCTCCTACTCTTCGGCCTGCTGGTCGTCGCTGTATTCTTCTTCGTTGTCTTCCTCTTCGTTCAGCTCGTAATCTCGAACCTCGTCGTCCGTCAGCTCAATGTCCGGGCGCACATTCAGCCCCAGCGCCTGCTTGAATGCCTGATTCAGTCCAACGGCGGCCAAACCGGAAACGGCACCGGAAACAATTCCGGAATAGTTAAATCCGGAAACGACCACACCGGAAACGGCGCCAATAATCAGCAGCGCCAGCGGGATCCACTTGTTATCCGTTGGCAGGAAATTCCGCATCACATAGCCAACACAAAGGGAAAGTGCTACGATGCACGGAACGAAAAAATCAGAAATAAAGTTAATGTCCATAGTTTTATACCTCCTCAATTAAAAAACACCGTCAGCGGGCATTCTGTGCCCTTCTGCGGTGTGTTCTGCCTTATTGTTCTATAAGATGGTTTGTTAAATCTGTTTTAGCTTTTTTCATGGCCTCGACGTCGTTGCCATCGATGCCATGGGCAAGCAATGCCAAAAGTGCCCGTTGGGTAATTTTGTTGCCCTCTTCCAGACGCTGCATTCCGGTGTCCAGATCGTTCAGCCGGTTATAATCATTTACGGTTTTCCGTTCCAGTTCCGCAATGCGGTGGTCCTGGGTTTCCCCGGGTTTCCGAAAATGTTTATAAATCCGGATTAACACGCCGGCAGCAGCGGAAACGGACACGATGGCACCGGCCACCCATAGCACCCCCGCCGGGGTGATAATAATTTGCGTATTCACTTAATCACCTCCTTTCTCTTCTTATTTTTTCAAATAAAAAACCGCCTTTCGGCGGTCAAATAACTTATTCATCTTCTAACATCCTTTTTTCTACGGCTTTCCAAATGTATTCACTCATGCTTTCGCCTTTTTCCTTGGCTTTCGCTTTTATGATATCTTTCTTTCCTTTGACAACCATGATATTGATATGGTCATAATTTTTTCGGTTGTATTCGTTTTGGTACTTTATTTGGTCAAACTTTTTTTTGCTTGTCATTTTTCCCGTTCCTGTTATAATAATTGTGTGAATGGGTGCCAGTGGCAAGCCTGACACCCTAGTTATTAGGAGCTCAGCTTTTCAAACTGGGCTTCTTTTTTTTATTCGCCTTTTTTCGCCATGCTTCGAACTTCTTCAATGGCTTTCTTTACTTCTTCCATATCCTTGCAAGACTCGAACTTGTCTGCTACAAGGTTAAGGATTACATTCATCTGATTGTCTGTCATAGGTTCGTTCATGCTGCCTCCTTTCTATGCTTGCCCATTACTCGCTGAATCGTTTCCTTATCAACTGTCTATATTATATATCATATTAAGTAATATGTCAAGCATATTTCAGAAATTTTTTGAGAAAATTTTGAACCCTACGCTCCTCCGCTCAGTTATTCTACACGTTTCCACACGTTAACGGACAAATATGGCGGCAAGTTTTTCCCGGTGCCATCTTCACCGGAATTATTAATTGCCGGGGTGGCAGATGCTGTGCTCGTTCTCCATGCGTAGTCTTTTTTTGCCGTAGCTGCGTAATACTTGGCAGTTCCGGAAATCTGGCCACCAGGTTCCGTGGATCCTGTTTCGGTTGTCCAAACTTTGCCACCGCCCGTGAAGTCGTGTGAATGGGCCGCTTGTGTGTGCGTATGATTTACGACGACGGCATCAGCCGTTCCGCCCATTGTTCCTAATGCATACTGGGCGCCAGAAGCAAGCAAAAACCTGCCTTCTATTTTTTCCCATGCCCCGCCGAATAGGTCGGCAGGGCTTTCGGCGCTTGTCGAAATATAGATGGAACCAACTGGATATATTTTTTCCCAAACTTTATCAATAGCCATGCTCAACGCCGCAAGGGATACCGTTCCAACGGCTGCGTCGCATGTAACGTCTCCGGCTGCCTTTAAGTTTCCATCCCAATCAAGTGTTAGCGCGTTTGATTTGTTCAGTAAATCCCCATTTCCAACAATCAAAACCTTTTCAGTATCGGCGGTATTGTATTTTCCTAATACTGTTTGACACGCTCCGACAGCTTCGGTCCCTTCCCCGGATGCGTGCGAATTCTCACCGCTTGCAATTGTGCTAGTTCCTTCCGCGTGTGAGGCTTTTCCGTTTGCCTTTGAAAGGTAGCCCTCGACATGTGATGCTTCTCCCGTCGCTTCTGTCACATTGCCTTCGGCGTGTGCATACTTTGCGCCGGTTACTTTCGATTCTCCTTCGGCGTGTGCATACTTTGCGCCGGTTATGGTGGACGATCCTTCTGCGTGCGAAATCCAAGACTCTTCAATCTTGCTAGTTCCTTCGGCGTGACTTGGGACTTCACCATCTGCTGCTTTTGTTCGCGTGATAATTGCTTTTCCTTCTGCATGATCAATTGAGCCATACTCAATTTTTGCCATTCCTTCGGCGTGGCTTCTGTCGCAATTCACTAAAATCGATCTGCCTTCTGAATGTGATGAAAGGCTGTCTGTAATTTTGCTTTCCCCCTCGAGGTGGCCGTGGTATACGTCACCGGTAGCAATAGAATCCCCCTCTGCATGGCACCATGATGCCCCTTTGATCTGGGCCGTTCCTTCGGCGTGGGAATACATCACTAACGGTTTTTCATCTGTTGCCGTTATTGTTGCCTCTCCTTCTGTATGCGAAAAACGTGCTCCATAAATTGTGGAATGCCCTTCGGCGTGTGAAGAAATAGAAGTGTTGGTGCCATAGTTTCCGATTTTGCATCTATTGCCTTCGAGATAAGAGAACTGGCATCCGGCCTCGCTTTCGTTCTCTCGGCCTAACGCGATGTTGTTGCTACCGTTGCACACGTTCCCGACGCCAAAAATCAAAGAATCATCTGTTATTTCCGTTAGGGGCGTTTCGGTTGCAGTATCAACAACATACATCCCCGTTGATTTTATATCTGTCCGAAAATTTCCGTTTACAGCGTCAAGCACATGCGCACCAATCGCATCATGATAAAAATACTTTTGTTGTTCATCGATGTCGCCCTGCGCTGCTTCTGCTGCTGCTTGCGCTGTTGCTGCTGCGATTCCGGCAGCACGGGCATCAGACGTTGCGGATTGTGCCGCTGATTGCGCCGTTCCGGCTGCCGCTGTTGCTGATTCTGCTTTCTGCTGCGCCGTGGCCGCTGCTGTTGTAGCAGCCTCCGCTTTTTCCTTTGCGGTGCCCGCATCCTTCGTTGCGGCGTCTGCCGCTGTTTTCGCTTCCGCTGCTTGGGCTTTCGCCGTGGTAGCGTCTGCCGTCGCCGCGGCCGCTGCTGTTGTAGCAGCCTCCGCTTTTTCCTTTGCGGTGCCCGCATCCTTCGTTGCGGCGTCTGCCGCTGTTTTCGCTTCCGCTGCTTGGGCTTTCGCCGTGGTAGCGTCTGCCGTCGCCGCGGCCGCTGCTGTTTTCGCTTCCGCTGCGAATGCGGTCGCTTCCTCTGCCTTCTGCTGCGCCAGTGCAGCGGATGCCGTAGCCTCTTCCGCCTTCTGCTGGGCAATGTCTGCCGATTCCTGTGCCGTCGTTGCGGTGTCTGCCGCGGATTGGACTGCGCCGTCCATGTAATCTTCGTAGCTGTAGTCGTCGTCTTCGTCTTCCGGGTCTTCCGGGACGTCTTCCCCCAGCTCCGTCAATTCCGCGGTGTCTGATTCCTCCACCGCCTCGAACTCCACGGCGATCCAGTTGTAGCTGCTCGGGTTTCGAACTTCCGCGCTACTCATACTGATGCAGTTGCCAATATAGGCAGCGTCCGCCGATTCTTCCAGCGTGAAGCCTGCCGTCCCGTCCGGGCTGTTCGACCACGCATTGTGTAAATAGAATATTGTGTTATTTTCTCGCTCTAATTTTGTTACCATTGAAGCCTCCTTCTATCTGCCGATCGCAATCCAGTGGAATGCAGACGGCCACGCGCCTGTCCGTCGTGCCCGGTACGTGAAGCCCGTTTGCGTCACCGACGAAATACACCATTGTGTAGAATTTGGCGCATCTGCTGTTGGCGTTACAACCACGTACGGCGCAATGGTGAACGGCACCGGAAACTGGACCGTTACAGAATAGTTTGTATCTGCTTTTTTAATCGGGCAGGACCCTTTGCCCGCCTGAATGTTCGGCGCGATTAGATTCCCGGCGGCGTCAACTGTTACGCCGTTCAGCGCATCCGCCACCGCGTTCTGAACCTCTGTAGTTAGGTTTTCCGCATCCAGCGGCGTGCCTTCCTGGTACACTTCACCTTCTGCAGGTGTCATGTCGTACGTGTTCGCCTGCCCGTCCACCGGTGTCATTGTCACCCGGTTCGGGTACTGGCTAGATCTATCCACAAAGCCCATTGTTTGCCTCCTATCTCAGATAGTAGCCGGCGCCGGTGTAGCCCGTTCCGGCGTGTCTCTGGTATTTTTTATTATTCATCATGATAATTTGCTTTTTGTTCACTTCCTCGCAAACCTGTTCAATATATCTAACTTGTTCGGCAATTATGGAACCGTCCACCGTAGATACGCCGATGATGGCCACGCCCCACATGGCCGCCAACCTGTCTGCCGTTCCGGTGATGGTGTCCCAATCCTCCGACGTCAGGTAACTATCCGCCGTCCATGTTTTTCCCAGGGCGCCGGCAGTGCTGCCGGATAGTGTGGCCAGATTGCCGGCGATCCGGTTGATGTCGTCCACCGTCAGCAGGTCGGATTCTTGCCAGTCTGTTCTGATGTCCATTTACACCCCTTTCCGGTACGCAATTTTTGCCTGCGTGCCTCCGGCCTCATGCGTTAATTCGATGTCGGAAATTTGTACAATCTCATAATCAGCCCCGGCATCATTTAGATGCCTATTTTTTTCGGTGTGGTGAAGCCGCACCACGTCCCGGGGCTGCATGCGTGGGTCGCCCTTCCACGTAAATTGCCCGGTGATGTTTGATATTTCGAACCGCCGGCCATTCCGCGGATAAATAACAACAGCGCCCGCCTTTATGTTGCCTTTAACTTCCAGCGGCTGCAGTTCCAGTGTGTAGCCCGGGCGGCCTGTTGGCGCCGTGATGGTCGTGGAACCGCCCGACACGCTCAGCTTCTTGCCCTTAGCTATGCACGGATTGACGTACACTGTTTTTTTCTTCCGCATGTTCGATTTTTTCTTTTTGTATGTTTTATAGCTGCATTTGTACAGCTTTCCCTTTTTCTTCTTCCGGTAGTAATAGGCGTATTTTTTTCCGGCTTTTTTCTTAGCCTGATAGCTTAGGCGCTCCGGCGCCCAAATTAGGTTTTTGGCATTGCTCACCGTATAAGCCCAGTACGGCCCACCGGACGGGTTAATGTTGTACCGCTTCCCGGCCTCTGCCGTTTTCCGTTCGTCCAGCTTGGTCCACGTGTTGGACCTTACGGCAGCGCACCCCAGCAGGTATTCGCTGTTTCCGGATTTGATGGCCGCAAGATTTTGGTCCACGCTCCGTGTTACCTCCCCGCAGTCCTCTTCGTAGATGTCCCATTTCGCCGCCGGCTGCCGCCATGTTAGGCGCGGGATTCCCGCATCCACGAACGCCGGCCAGTATTCACCCGGAACCGTTCCCACGTGGATCAAGTCCGCCGCCAGTGTCCGGGCATCGGTTTCCGGAATTAGGATGCTGGATTCTGTTCCGGTATTCTTTCCGGTCGGGGCGCCGTCGCTGGATAATGCAGCGCCGCCAATTCCGCCCCGAATAGTATTCTCCAGCAGGCTCCACGCCTTCTGGTATCCGTTCCCGGTTCTTGTATTAATAACTTGGGCGGAAAGCTTTTTTTCGTCCAAATGCCGGGCGGCGTCTTCACCCTTTATTGTGATTAGGCCGTCCGCCATCGTCGCCGGTTCCGACAAATAGAAATGGCGGGTCTCCGACATGTCCCCGGTATATCCGGACTGATAGTAGATACTAGCGTTATCGCTGATATTGGATATAGACGAGCTGATGTCTTGCGTCCAGTAAACTTGCAGTTCAATCTCTGATGTTGGGATCGCTTGCGTGTCCACCGATAGGTCTGCCCGCAATGCCAGGGACGCCTTCACAATATCCGCCTCGGTAAAGTCCAAGCTGATGCCGGGCGCCATATCGTACAGAATAACCCGGTTTAAATCGGAATTATTCGTTATTGTTACCGTGCCGGACTTTGCCCCGGCCGGAATAACCACGCGGGGCGCAATCGGCATAGAGTAGCCCATCGTGCTGGCCGTTATCGTCCCGGAAGATTCCGGATCAAAAACCAGTGTAATGGATGCAATTTCGACTTGCTTGTTCAGCGCCCAATTAATTGTTACACTCTGCCCCGCGCCCACATGTGTCTGCAGCCCGGTTTTTCCGGTGGCATCGCTCACCGGTTCCCCGGATTTGGGCACGGTCTTCCGGCTACCATTCAGCGGCACCCCGCCGCCGGAAAAGTCTGCCACCATTCGGTGGGGGTATTCCGTTGTTATGGTATCGTACACCGCCAGCCCGTCGCCGGACGGCGTGGCAGTCATTGCCACCCTGGTGTCCCTTCCGTTAATTCCGGCCAGAATCTTCATGGGCTTCCGGAACTGTTTTTTGTTTTCGTCGTCAATTCTGCTCATTTTGCCGCTCCGATCATGCGCACGCTGCAGGCCAGGCCCGTAAATACGGCCGTGCCGTCCGGACGTGTAACCCGCGTGGGCGTTCCTTTGAATCCGGAAATCAGAATTTCAGCGGTCTGCCGGGTGCCGGTTGCGTCGGTAAATTCCATGGTGGTTTCTTTCCCGACCATTCCGGATAGTTTCCGGACCATTTCGTCCGTTAAACAATCCCACGTTAATTCCATATCGTCGGAGTATTTCGTCCCGACGATATCGCCGCAAACCTTTCCGGTGCAGGTGGTGTATTCCGCTTGGATGATGGCCGTTTTTTCGACCACCATATCTTTCGGCCGGAAAATGTCCAGTCCTGCAATCTTGATTGTGTTGTATACTTCCATTTTTCGCCCCCTATCCTAACCGGTGTTTGTATGTGTCATACAAGTCCACAATGGTCTCGCCCAGTTTCGGACCGGACGGGTAAAGGAAATTTTGGATTACAATCGGCTGCCCGGAATTACCGCCCTGAATGGCCAGCGCTGTAATAATTCCGTTGGTGATGTTGTCGCCCATCTGATTCATTTTCTGGCCCAGCTGGTCCCATAGTGTGGCCAGTGGAACAACTGCTTCCGCTCCGGCTTCCCCGACACCATGGGCGCCGCCTGCCAGCAGTGTTGGCCGGTCGAAAATTCCGCCCTTCCGGTGCCAGCTTACGCCCATACTTTTCGGGTAGCTGATGCTTCCCAGTTTCTTATATGTTTTACTTCCTTCGGAAAGTGAAAAGCTCGGCAGCTTGATATTTTTGAAGATTTTCCCGATGGAAATCGGGAACCAGCTTTTTATTTTGTCCACAATTCCTTTAATTTTGTCCCGGGCCCGCGTGAATGGCCCCGTGATTTTTTCTTTGATGGAGTTCCACGCCGTGGCCGTTCTACTTTTTACACTGTTCCATGAACTAATCATTTTGGACTTGATCGCGTTCAAAATAGAAAATACCAGTGAACGGATTAATTTCAGCGGCGCCGAAATGGCCGCCTTAATTCCGGACCATGCGCCCTTTGTGATCCGCTTTATTCCACTCCAAACCGCGCTCCAATCGCCCCGGATTAGTCCGGAAAATACCTTTATGATTCCAAGAATAATATTTAACGCCGATTTCACGGCAGTTTTTACGATTCCGAAAGCGGTTATAAATACCGGCGCCAGAATCCCGGCAACTGCCCGCCATACGGTTTTGATCGTGCTGCAAACCGCTTTGAATTCTCCGGCAAATGGTGCCAGCTCTGCCTTCACCGCATTGACAAACTGCTGCACGGATAGTTTTATCTGATTCCAGATCTGATTAATTTTTTCTTTGAATTGTTTATTGTTGTTGTACAAATAAACAAACGCCGCAACAACTGCACCGATCGCCGCAACCACCAAACCCACCGGGCCGATCATTACGGATAACGCGCCGGAAACCTTCGTGCCGATTCCGGAAGCGATTGTTCCCAGTCCTCCCAGGTCGGTAATTGCCCCGGAAAGTTTCTGGAATCCCGAAATGGATTTTCCAATTGTTCCGGCAATCTTCCCGCCGATTAACAGCGCCGGACCCAGTGCAGCCACGAACACGCCCACGCCCGTGACGGCCTTCTGAGCCGCCGGGCTCATATTGGAAAACTTGTCCGCCAGCCGGCCAAGCCATTCGGCAGCCGCCTGAACGTACGGTGTTAAGTTGTCGCCGATCCGGATGGCCAACGTTTCCGCCTTCGATTTCAGCGACGTAACTGCACCGCTCAAATTGTCCTGCATGGTGGCCGCCATCTTTCCGGCGGCTCCGTCTGCGCTGCCCAATGCACTCTCTAATTTCCCGATGTCTTTGTCGCTGGAATTCATCAGTGCCAGAAAGCCGGACATGGCATTTTTTCCGACTAACGTTTTTGCGGCCGAAACCTTTTCGGACTCCGAAAGCCCGGAAAATGCGTCCCGGGTATCCCCCAGGATGTCCTTCAAGCTCCGCATGGACCCGTCTGCGTTGGTTGTCTGAATGCGTACGCTTCCGATGCTCTTCCCGGAAACGGTAAAGTCCTTAGACAGCCCCTGCATGATTGTCCGGAGAGACGTTCCGGCCTGTGTGCTCTTAATGCCCTGATTGGCCATTAGTCCAAGAGCCTCCGTAGTGTCTTCCACGGAATACCCCAGGGAACCCGCAACCGGTGCCGCATATTTAAACGATTCGCCCAGCATTTGGACGTTTGTATTGCTGTTTGCCGATGCGGTGGCCAAAACGTCAGCAAAATGCCCGCTATCCTTAGCGGACAAACCGAACGCGGTCAAGGCATCCGTCACAATGTCGGACGTGGTGGCCAAATCCTCACCGGATGCCGCCGCCAAATCCATAACGCCTTTAATTCCGGAAAGCATGTCGTCTGTTTTCCATCCTGCCATGGCCATGTAGTTCATGGCGTCCGCTGATTCGGATGCGGAAAACTTCGTTTTGTTCCCCATCTCGATGGCCTTATTCCTTAAGGCTTCGAAATCCTTCCCGGTGGCGCCGGCCACGGCGGAAACCCTGGACATGCTGCTGTCGAATTGTGCCGTAGTATGCACGGACACGGCACCAACTCCCGCAACTGCCGCGGATACCGGTGCAATTTTCCGGCCCGCTGCCGTCATTTTTTCGCCGGCCTGATTAAACTTCTGCCCAATCTGCTCCAGCTTTGGGGATTTCAGCGCGTTCAGCTCTTTTTGGAACTGCTGCACTTCCTGCTTTGCCTGCTCAATCTTCCGGGAAACTTCCAAATATTCTTTTGACGTCTTATCCACGCCTTTCGCGTCCAGTTGGTTTTGAACGTCTTTCAGCTGCTCCAACTTCTGCTTTGCTCCGTCTACCCTCTGCCTTAATAGCGTTTGCTTTTGGGTAATCAGATTAATATTAGTCGGATCCAGTTTTAACGCCCTGTTGACGTCCCTTAATGAAGATTGTGTTCCCCTTGTAGCCTTGTTAATTTGCCCCAGGGCCCTGTTTAGGCCCGTGGTGTCTCCGTCAAACTTTATTGTTATTCCTTTAACCGTGCCGGCCATTCTGTTCGCCCCTCTCTCACGCTCAATTTCTCCAAGGTATAAATACTCAAAAGCCTTATTTCGTGCCCCTTACAGGGCATTTGAACGGCTCTTTTTTTCTGCTTATCTGCCAAAAAATGCATTCCAATCAGCCTGCGTGGCTTTTCTCGCTTTTGGCTCCGTTTTTTTCGTTTCGGCGCTTTTGTGCTGCTTGTTATAATCAATACAAAAATCAACCACCTGCCCCAGCGTCATTTTTTCCACCGCTTCAAGGGTTAGGCCTCTGCTGATAGCACCGATAATGATGCCGTTCGTGTCGATGCTTTCGGCTGGTTCTTCTTTGCCAGTTTCCCCAGCCTCTTCCGGTTTTTTTCCGATACCACTGTACTAATTACGGCGTCAAGCACTTCCGGAACGATTTTATCCAGCGGGAAATTTTCAAATTGATTAGCCCACTCAAACGGCGCCGGAATAGATTCATCCGCATTTTTCGCCATTGCCCAGATGATGTTTAACGCCGTTGTGAATTCGGCGCCGGCGAACGAAATCATGGCATTCGATACGGTATCAAGCTCCAGCAGCTTGCGCCATTCCAGTTCCCCGGATTCGTCCATAGCGCCGCCCACCAGAACGAGCCCGGATTCTATCATCGGCAGCAGGTCCGGCAAAATGTCGTGGCCGAACTGTGCCCGGTATCTTAATACCCAACCCAGGCTTGCATTTAATTTGATTTTCTGGTTCTCCGAAATATTAATTTCTTTTATCATTTTTTTATTCTCCCAATAAAACAAGCGGCGGGGAATTTCCCCGCCTAAAAATTAAACTGTTGCTTTTCCGGTGTTTGTGCTTTGGCTGCCCGGCTTAAGAGTTGGCATTTTCGGCGCCGTGAAAAGTGTGGAATATCCGGATGCCTCCGGCGGGTATTCCACCAGCGTCATGCCGGTGCTGTTGTCACCGGTTACTGTAATGTCAACAGAATCGGTCTCCACGTCCACCTTGTCCTCGTTGGTTTTGTGCTCGTGTTTAATCGGTCCCATGGACACATTAAGCAGCAGACCACGGCTGTTCTGTGCGTCGCCTTTTGCTTCAAAGGCAATATAAACCGCTGGTTTATTCATGCCCTTGATGTTTACGATGCCGCCATCAGCAGTTTCCGCGTAGCCCATCAACGCCAGCTTGATCTCTTTGGTAAACATTGCCACCTCAAGGGACCCGCTGAATCCGTTGTCTCCGTTCTGGGCGTAGTATTTCACGTTATC